ACAGAGACAGAATAGAAAGTCTTGCAAAAAAAGAAATGAAAGAGAGAGCTAAAAGTCCTTTGTTTCTTGAAAGAATAGGTGTGGTAGATCCTGTATTAGAAGGTACAAAACCCGTTGCAAAGTACCCGTCTTTTAACCCTGACAGAGATTCAAAATCAAACAGAGCCAGAGTTCTTTTAGAGTATATGCAAAAATTAAAAATAGCACCTACAGATAGAGTTAAAATATTAAACAGACAAGTATTTGGAGACAATCAAAATGCTGAATCAGTATTTAAAGAACTTGGACTTCTTGATGAATACAAGACAGTTACAAATGTAGGAGAAAAATCTGTTCTTCAATTAGCGTCACTACCAAGAGATGTTGTGGATATTGTAGGTACAGTTTTAGGTCTTGTACCTGAATACGGGTGGAAAACAACACGTTTTGTTGCTGAATACGGGGGGTTAGCTAAAATAGACCAAATGCCTAAATATGATGAAGCAGGTAATTTGCAAAGCAGAGGACTTTTCCAAGACTTTTTTTTAATGAACTCAGATTCTCGTGAAGCTTTTAGAAGAGCTTTAGGATCTGATGCTGTTCAATTATACCAAGAAAGGTTAGCTCAAGATGGAATTACTTTAAACAAAGAACAAGCACGTGGATTAATGAATTTTAATTTTGGAGCAACCGAAAGATTTTTTCAACACGCCCCCACTTTATTTGCAGAAGTTGCTACTTTTGTAGGTTTAGAAAAAAGGGGAGCAAAAGCAGTATACGAAGAATTAAAAACTTTTGAAGCGTTAAGACCTAACATTCCAAAAAATAAAATTTTAGAAGAGTTTGGTAAAGAAAAGTTACAAGGTGCAAAAATTTTTAAAGATTTTCAAGCAAAAATTTTAAGCAACAGAATAAAAAAAGGCATGGATTTATCAGAATATGATTTACCTTTAGAAAAAAGAGCAAACTACCTTGATGCTAAAAACGCAATGACAAACGCTAAAGATGATTTAAACAACGCAATAAAAAAAGATTTGCCAAAAGATCAAACAATTATATTTGATGTAAGTAACGACATTAAGAAAAAACAAGCTATTTACCAAACAAAAAAAATAGAGTTTTTTCATACTAAAAATCAAGGTGACGTTCCCCCGTGGGTTACAGAAAATTATAGAGACACAACTTTTTTTGCAGGCATGGTTGGGTTATCTGGACAATATCTTCAAAATGCAGGGGGAGATCAAGAATTTAGTTATCTTGTAGGGGCTGTTGGAACTATTACTTATGGATTAGGTTCAAAGTTTCTCACGGGTAGAAAAGGATTAGATTCATATTTAGATACAGTAAACCCTCTCACAAACGATAAAATAGTATATCAATACTTAGATGATGTTGGTGGTATGGGATTTGAAAACAAAGAAGAATTAATAAATTTTCTTAAAAATCCTAAATTAGATTTATTAGATAAAAAAACACGTAAATTAGCTATTAAAATGTCTGAAACAATAATGGCAGTATCTCCTAAATTTAGACCGCAACTTATTGCAAACATAGAATATTATTACGATTTTAAAAGTAAATTAGAAAAAGCAGGTATTGACCCCTCTAACATACAAGAGGGTTTAGGAAGTATGACAGGAGTTGCATGGTTTCAAGCCATAGAAGATTCTTTTATATCTTCAATAGATTACAAAGACATTTTTGATAAAGATATTTTTAAAACTATGTTTGATATTCAACAAAAAAGAAAAGCTTTGCATGCTAATATTGTAAAAGTGTATGATAGCGTATTTCAAAATCCAAACACGGACAAAGATAATCCTGCAATAATAGAACTTCAAGGAGTTATGACAAAAACAATAAGAACTTTAGAAACAAGAGATGACGAATTTAAAAGTTTAGCTGAATCTTTTACTGCTAATAAACTATTAGCTGTTAACAGAATTATAGAAGGAATAGAAAGTCCAGACTTAGATGATTTATCTGCACCGTATAATGATTTAAATGACGCATACGGCACTTTTTTAGCAGATAAAGAACTTAAATTAAAAGAAGCATTAGATAAAGAAGGAGCAGGTAAATTAAATATAGAATCTGACATAAAAAAAGCAGAAGATTATCTTAATGATATAACTAACGCAAAAAAAACAGTTAATGACACTATGGATAGAAATCTAAATGTTTATAATGATCAAATTACAAATCAATTAAATTCAATAGACGCAGGTGATAAATTAAAATTAAAAACAATACAATACAAAAACGGAAGTCCTGTTGTTACAAAGAAAAGTGTTAAGACGACAGATAAAACTGTGCATTTAAGTAAATATAACAACGAAGACTCTATATTTGCAAAAATGATTATAGTAAGTAAAAATAACAGAAAGACAGAAGCAAGAATACCTTTAATGCAGTTTGACGCTAAACACAAAAACTTAAGAGTTGACGCAACAGAAACAATATTTGAATTTGTTGAAAAAAGCACAGGTGTAGCTAAAGGAACTAAAGGTTTGGTTGGATTAGAGCTTCCAAAACAAGTTGACAGTCAACTTCTTGCTATATTTAACGACAGATCCCTTAAAGCTATAAATAAGCAGGGTCTTGACATGGTTGAAATACAAGCAAGAATGGATGCTGCAGGGTACGATGTATCAAGAGGTATAACACCTATAGACGCTATAAAATTTTTAAGAGACGATCCTAGTCAAAATCTTAACATTGGAATAACTTTACAAATGTCTGAAGCGGTTGATCTTCTTGACTTTTTTTCACGAAAAACTTCTCAATTTGAAGGCAAAACAACTTCTGTTCCTTTCGCACAATTAAAAGATAAAGCAAATAAACTTTTTGACACTGTGGTTGATCAGCAAGGTAATGTGTTAAAAGAAGGAGATGAAATTTTAAAAGAATTAAGAGGTCTTAAAGATAAGTATTTTGCATTAAAAATAGGTCCTTTTGATCAAAAAGGCAGTGAAAGTTATAAATGGGCAAATCCAAGTTTAAAAGGTATTGATGACACAGCAAGCACTCCCGGAAAATTAAAGTGGGCAGATGGGCAAGGTCCTGAAACGTGGTTGACAACGGACAAATTTTTAAGTGATAGACCTGCAACAGGTTCTAATCCTAAAATGGCGATAATAAATAGAGCTATAGTAGAAACGTTTGGAGATCTTACAATATCCCCTAACGGCACAAAAACATTTGAAATAACAGATGGAAATGTGTATTTATCAAAATTAAAAACAATAGCAAATATAAAATATAAAAGAGGAATAGCAGAGTTACATAATTTAGAATTAAATCCCGTAGAATTTGAAAGAAGAAGATCTATGTTAGAAAAAAACCTTGAAGAAGCCTTTTCTACAAAAATAAAAAAAGATTCTACAGGACAAGTTAAAACTTTGTTTGAGGTAGATGTAGCAGAACAAAGTTTTAGTTTAAGTAGACGAGAAGAAGTAAACAAAAGTGTTAGGGATAAAACAACACAAACAAGAGATGAAATAAACTCAATAGTTACTAAACAAGGCACAATTATTAAAAGGGAAGTAAATAGACTAGCACGTAATACTCAGTTTTTAAAACGAAATCAAGGTTTTCAAACTAACCAACAATTTTTTGATACTTTTTTTGGAACTTCTGACGGCCCTGAAATGTTAGCACAATATAGAACAGCAGTAGTATACCCTTCAAGAGGTAAAGGATTGATGACTGAAAAAGAATTTAATGACGCTGTAGCAAGTATTGTTGCGGAACACACAAAAAGTATGTTTCAAAAAAAGACAGGCAGACAAACCCAAGAACTTTATACTAATCCTAAAGGAGAAGTAGAATTTCGATCTATGGATGAAATTGATACAGACTTTGATGAACTAAACAATATGTTGAATAACGATCTACTAATGACTAATTTAAAAAAATATAAAGTTTTAGACGATGGTCACATAGAAAAATTAAAATTAGTTAATGAAGTTTTAGCTAGAAAAAGAAAAGCGTTAATGGAAAGAGCAAGATTTACAGGTAGACCAACAGGATTGTCTATAGAAAGTTATATAAGTAGATTTTATGCAATAAACAGAGACGTTGTTAGTCCTAGATATGTTGGTACAGAAGCCATAATACAAACATTAAGAATGAATAATCACAAATTACTCACTGAAATGTTTACTAATAAAGATGTAGCGGAAGCTATGGCGGACATAATAGTGTCTAATAAAAAATTACCAGAAGCTAGAGTGGTGCAGATTAATAATATATTAAAAGCCGTAGCAGCAAGATCTATAATAGAATATCAAGATATTGAACAATCAGAAATAGCATCAGCAAGAATGAGAACTGACGCTGATATTAACATAAGAAGTATGTCTGAACAGATGGATGAGTTAAGAAGAGGTGATAGATTTGATCGACCACAGTTTACCCCCTTACCATTTAAACCCCTTGAAATACAATAACGGAGAAGCACTAATGAAAATGTACAACAATGGACAACGCCCTGCTAAAATGTATGGCGGAGGTATGGCAATGCCACGTAAACCTATGCAAATGGGTGGACTTGCTCAACAAAATAGAAAAATGACTACGGGCATGGCAGGCATGGAAAACCCAATGGGTCGCATGACTGAAAAGAAAAGATACGATATGGGTATGAAAAAAGGTGGCAAACTAAATAAAGGTTTGATGGCTTTGAAAAAAGAAAGACCAGACGTTGTAAAAAAAATGGGTTTTAAAAAAGGTGGCAGAACCTAATAAATATAATTCCTCGACCCGCTTAATATATCATCTGCACTTTTCCGCAGATATCGAAGCAGTGATGCAACCTGACTTGTACCATCGTACATAGGCACACCTAGATTAAGTTCTTTTTCTAAATCTTCTGGCTTGACTGCTTCATAATTAAACTCCACATTACCATCCCTATTTAGATAGGCTTCTAACACAAATAACTTTGCTTTTGTTTTCTTATTGAATTTCATGGATAGGACTCAACTTATCTATTGAAAGATTATAACAATCAGCTTTGAAAACAAAACCGTTGTTTGAATCAATATCCCCTTTTCTGTATAGGGTAGCTTTTTTGTAGAAGTCTGGCTTAGAAATGCTACCCAAAATCCAAGCTCTTGTTAAATTAGATAATACTCGAACAAACACATACGTATCACAATCTTGTTTAGTTCCGTGAAACGCTACAGAACAATCATAATTAGGTAATGGTTTAGATGTACAACGCTTAGTCTTAACATCTATCTTGTTACCACCTTTAATAAGATCGTAATTGTATGTGTTTACTTCTTTAGCCTTAATACTATCAGCAACAACTACCTCGCCTATCGCCCCTAACACGTTCCTAGAGCCACCCGTAATACTTCCCTGCAATATGCCCACAGAAGAAGCCTTTTCCTTTGCACGACTCATGTAGTTCTCACTAATCGGTATCTCAATAATCACGATGCACTCAAGTCCACGACTTCGCAGGCATCTGCAGTACACGCCAGTTCACGAGATCCCGTTGTATTATCTTCCTTTTCAAAATCAGAAAACCTAGACCAATCCAATGAAGCGGGAACTATCTGTTTCCACTCAAGGTATTCATCAGGTTCTATATCTTGATAAGGTGCTTGTTTGTAGGTGTGATCGCTAAAGGGTAGAAAGGAAACCCCTGAAGCGATATCGAAATTTTCGTACACCCACGCACCAACTTCCATCCATTCTTCTTCCTTTACAGTAATCGTAACAGATGGTTTGTGTTCACACCAGTAGGTTGCATATAACTTCCATAACTCTAGTTGTTCTATAGCACCCATCTCCGTTCTGGTAATCGCACCGCTTGGTGAACTCATTGGAAAAGAGAAAACAGTTACACTGTCTGGCTTCATAACATCAGGTTCGTTAGGTATGCCTTCTCCTTTCATAAACTCTGTCAAAGGATCTTTGTTATCTCCCCTCACAGTTCTTATATAAAAACTATTATGTCTAGCATGTATACCTGATGCAGCATCAACGAGTTGTGATACTGTGCCACTGGGTTTTACACACGTAATCGCAGTAGACAAGGGTATACCTATAGCTTTGGCATATTCTCTATTTGTATCTATTGCAATCTGTTTCATATCTTGTAACCAAACTTTTGAGTCTACTGTTTTAGATAGTATACGATGATCCATTATTCCAGTCAAGGAAACTCCTAATAATCTTTCATCTTCTGTGTTGGTTCTCCAAATTTTACGTATATATTTAAGATCAGTAAGTGTTGATTGAAATGTACCTAAGATAGTTGCAACACGAACTTTGCTTCGTAAAGTAGCTAAATCATCTGTTTCCCTTACAACAACCTCTGATAAATTACAAAACTGATATGGTCGAAGTATAATTTCCGAACAAGGGTTTGTACCCCACATGTGTCCAGTTTCTCTTCTGCCATTCTTTTCAACTTGTTTGTCTGCGGCCTGACGATTAAACATACCACGTTCCCCAGACTTTGACTCGTACAAAGATAACCATTCTCTCATAAACGTATCCATTTCTGGCTTACCTTTATAAGCAACAGAATTGTTTGCTAATGCACGTTGACCATTTGCGTTCCACCATTCTCCTGCTTTGGCATGTCGCATTTGATCATCTCCCAAGTTAGACAGACTAATCAATGCTGAACGTCTTACACCCCCAACAACAACAACCTCTCCAACTTTACACATAATATCGTGACACTCCACTGGGAATAGTTTGCGACCTTTTGCGTTTTCAAACTTACGAACAGTAAACTCAAACAAGTTAACCAACGGATCTGCTCCTGATGCTCTGCCCCCCATAACTTTAAGTCTTGCTCCCGCAGGTCTTATCTTTGATACATCCCAAGAAGGAATCATACCTGAATAAAGCAACGCAATTAATTCACGATATGCCTTTGCCCATCCCACTTTACTATCATCAACAACAAGAACTACGTCAGATTTCTGCATACTTTCACTAATCACGGGTAGCTTGTCTACGTTCTCTCTTTCAACAGAAAACCCTACCCCAGTTCCACACATCAAAATGTACATTGCTTCATCAAATGAACGAGGACTATCTACTGGAAGGTAACTACAATTATACCCACATACATTATCCCGTTCCAATGCTTCTCCTGCCGTCATTAAAGCACGCATAGAAGGCATAACACTTAGATTAGTTATATACTCAGTAATCATTGTTTTATCCCCGTCAGAGAGCTTGTAATTGTGTTTTTCAAAAAGAGCTTTTTTCATAAACGAAACATATCTATCTACTGTTTCATGCCAATTTTCTCTACGATTCTCATCGTCAAGCCACCTAGCATAACGTGACTTATGTATAAATTGTTGGTACGATGTTGGTAAGCTATTTGATATTGACATGATCATTTTCCTCTTTTTCGTCAGTTATTTTTATTAGTTTATCTAAGTACCATTGTGCTTTCTTTAAATCCTCTGCCCCGTTCTTGTATCTATATCTCCACAAGTATTTTATTATATTCCCCTGCAAATAATACTCGAATCCATCATCTGTGGCCGCCTGAATAGCATCAATGGTTTCAATACCATTCTTGTTATAATGTGGGGGGTGGTTCACCATATCCTCATACTTACCTACGTTTTCCATATCTTCGTGAAAATTAAGTTCCAATTGTACGTTTTTACCTGATAAATACTTAGGTTTGTTTTCCATTTCCTCTTTTACCTTTCTAATTTTTTTTCTTATCATATCACTATACTTCATATCAATGCTCACTACCAAAGTCAACTTCTATTACATTATCTTTATACTTTGGTTTTGTTTCTTCAGATATTTGATCAAACAATCTGCCAGTTGTATATTGAAACGAAAGCTCGGACATACCAAAGTTATATAAATCTTCGCCTTTTGTTTGCAACAAACCTACCAACCCTTCGTGCATAACAGATGCAACAGAATGATCTCTTTCACTTTTATACGTTTTATTTGTAGTATCATATGCCATCATTTCAAATTTTTCATTTCCCATGTCTGTAAGGATAAGATAGTAGTGACCTTTCTTCAAGTCAAATTGTTTCATCTTTTTCTTTAATTCTTTATCATCCATTTTTAAACCACTCCGTAGGTATTGCTTTCTCTGCCCAACGAAAATCGTGTTTGTTACACCAATCTGCGTAAGTTGTTTTACTCCCCTTATATATCTTATTACGTGCGTTCATAAAAACAAAACGTATATCTAAATCTTTGTGTTGTTCTTTTACCAATGCCATTTTTACTCTGTCTGCTTTATCCAAGTGACCTTTTGCTTCAATGTATATCCCCGTGTCGGGTAAATAAAAGTCTGGAGTATACGTTCTTGGCTTTGGGATGTAAAGAAACTTTTTTGTTTCGTATTCAAATTTTACTTTGTGGTTGCCTAATTTTTTTGCTAACTCTAATTCAAATTTTGATCTGTATTTTAATCTTCTCATTTTGTTGTTTTCATCTGTAAGTTTAATGACGCCATTCGTGTGCGAATATATCCTGCCATCTTGGGGGATTGTTTTTCTATTGTAGTAAATTCTTTTGTTAAGGGGTACATCGGTAGGCATACTATCTTTCCGTAGTTAATAGCGTGGTTAATTGCTTGAAACTCATTTTCTATTTTTATTATGTCTCGTTGTTCTGTACGAGAGGTAAGAGTGCCGTCTTCAGAAAAGTTATCACGAAGAGTAAGGGGAATACCTCTTTCATGTTGACGTAAGAAAACGACATCCCTACCACCACCCATCTCTCGATGGGATTCTATATAAACATGATACAAATTTTCATTGTGTTGTAAAAGCTCTATGTGGTAATCGTGTGTGTATACGACTGGCATTACAATTCCTTTTTTTTCAATCTGGTGTACCACACTTGAGGTGGTTGTTTTGCTTTTGATGAAATCTTATCATACAAGGTAGCATTTTTCCAACAATGACTTTTGAACCCACACATGTTGCAAGGTTTAGGCATAAGTTTGTTACCCGTTCTTTCCCCTTTATATTCTTCAAACTCATCCTTGTAGGGAATAACAAACTCTCTGTCTGTCTGTCGTAAAATCTTTACTCGCCTTTCAGCATCTTTTATATATTCTTTTCTATCTTCAGTTTGCCACTCTGGTGCTTCTACAACGGCAACTTCTCCACTAGATTTATTAACTACAATCCACCCACCAAAAGGTAAACCCGTTGCTTCTCCATACAAATGACCTTGCATGATGTATCCAAATGGATCATCTTCTTTAATCTTGTTGTACCCACCATACCCAGTGTATTTAAATTTATATGCCCACTCACTAGCAGACTTAATATCCCAAACTTTATCTTGACCAAACTCATCACGCAGTATTAAGTCAAGTGTTCCCGTTACTTCTGTTCCGTCAAAATTTAATGTAACGGCTTTTTGTTTTTCTACAATCTCAACTCCTGCTTGTTCTAACACAAGCACGGCAATAGACTCTACTATATCTCCAAACAAGAATCTAAATAAATAGTTGTACTGTATCTCTTGTTTTATACCCCTTTGTTCTAATGTCTGTTGGCATAGGGGTCTACCCAATCCAGACATACGTAACTTAAAACTTTTCTCTTTGTTAAGTTGTTTTGTTACGGCATCTTTGCAAGAATCAACAAACTCTACAATAGCATCGGGGGGAACTTTAACTTCCCCCCGACTTGCTCGTTCCATGTAGTCTTGGATTTTAAGCAGTAGAAGCATTGAAATCGTTTGCTAAGTTATCATCTGCTCTGTTTGGTTGTAACTTTACAGATTCTCTGCTCTGTTCAAGCACGTTTTGATTGTGTGCTTTTACAGTATCAGCAAACTTTTTCATCAACTCCTTATCTTCATCTGTGATTTCGGTTTCACTGTCGAGAGTAGGAACTGGTGTCCAATAAGTAACTGAACCCTTTTTCTTCTTCTCGGTTTTTAAATGTATGTTGCATTTCTGCATAATCTTCTTCTGTCTGGTTAAGCTATCAATAAAGTTTCTGATAGGTAAAAACCCAGATCTTTTAAAATATGCGACAACTGGATGATCAGCTACCTGAACCTCTGTTCCGTCTGCTTTTTTAAATGCACCAGTAATTCTTGAATACAAGACTTGGTTGCATGTTGCTGAACGAGATTTTAACTTTACTGGATCATCATCCTTTAGTTTATCTTCTTCATCGTAGGATAATCTACCACACTTGTTACCACCTTCTGTATCAGGAAACTCTCCTGACATAGTTGGCTTCTGCACAGATTTACAAGAAAAAGCTCCTTGTTCTGCATCGTAGATACTCCACTCAAAAGTTCGTAGTATTGGTCTGATTGAAACTGTCTTGGCATAAAGCATCTCGCCATCGTACATCATTTTCCAATCGCCACGTGTTAACGTTACGCCATCTTCTGTTTCTGTATCGTAATTAATATTCAACCTAGATAAACCTTCCGTTCGAGTCGCTTGTGCCTGCCCCGTAAGTTCCATAAAAGTTGTTTCGTCACTACCAAAAGTCGATACAATGTTGTCCATTTCGGTAGTTATAGTTTGTACATTACTGTCCATAAATACTCCTTATATAATATATTTTAAGGTTAATGTAATTTAACATTACAGACTAACTTCAGTTAAGTCAAGCCAATTCTTTCCTATTTTTAATTCTATTCCAACTGGCATGTCGTAAGTCACTCCGTATCTTCGTTTTGTCTCACTGGGTAAACAAAGCATAGATTCTTTAAGTACTTGAATACATTGATCTTTCTCATCTGGGTGAACATCAATCACGATAGAATCGTGTACAGTGTTACAAATTTTTGACTTCATATTTTTCATTGCCTTGTCCAACCAAACTAATGCAATGGGTAATAAATCAGCAGTTGCAAATCCTTGAACTGGATAATTACAAATAGCAGTTCTATTTGTTGCAGAACCCCACTCTGTCCATCTGGCATCTGGGAAACAATATTGCCGCCCAGATGGTAACTTAATTACTTTTGTTGTTACGGCTTGTTTCTCAAGTTCTTTGTGCCACTCCGTCACCTTTTCATACTTCTCTTTAAATCTCTGGTAGTATTGTTGTTGACTTCGTGTACCACTTACACCCCCATACAAAGGTTTAAAAGTATGTGCTTTTGCTTCTTGTCTGGTGCAACCTATTACAGATGCAGTATAGTTGTGTACGTCTGTACCTTCTTTAACATCTTTGTAAACTTGAGGATCTCCTGATAAAAACCCTGCAACTCTAAATTCTAGTTGTGAGTAATCGCCTTCAAGTATCATTCCATTTTCAAATCTACTTTCAACAACCTTACGTATGGCAAACGTTGAACCACGTGGCATATTTTGAAAGTTAGGATTGCGACTAGACAGACGACCCGTAGCCGTAACACATTGCATAAACTCAGGGTGAATAAAACTTTCTTCATCAACGTTGTTTTTCATGCCCTCTACAAATGTGGACAAGTACGTACGCAAAGCATTGTATCTTATATACGCTTCACAAAACTCACGAGCATCTCCTTCCAGTTCAGTTAACCTATCATCTAAAGTTACCTTGTCTGTCTTGAAACCTGCTGATGCCGTATCTCTTGGTGTACGAGGTATCATCTTAAATCCTGCAACCTCACCCGTAGACAAATAGATAACACCCTTGCCCTCACACTTCCTACAAATTCTTTTTGCTTTACCCAGTGATCCATCTTTTCTGGGCAGTCTGACTCTACCTAATCCAACGCACTCGTCACATTGTTTTCCTACTGTTTTGTACACAATGTCTGTCATCTTTCTCACGTACCTAACAAAGTCAGTATTTCTCATACGAGTTCGCATCTTTGGTTTAATTGTGTTGCCCCTCATCTCATGTCCTAGATTGAACGTCAAAGACCAAAGTGCTTTATCTTTTACTTTGCGAGAATACAAAAGAACGCTTTTATCGTCTGGACTAGCCAGATTGATAGGAGTATCACCCATAGCTTTCTTTGCCAGTTCCTTTAGTTTAGTTTCTAATGTGTACATCTCATCTTCGTATTCTTTTTCTATCTGGGTTAGTGTATCAAGATTTATCTTTAATCCGTTTGTTTCTACTTTAGATAGAACGTCTGTCATCTCAAATGACAGTCTTAGTGTCTCTTTCATATAATTCCTCAAATGTTAAGCCAAAGGCTTCTAGTTGTTTAACTGCAACTTGTTCCGTTGCAACTACGTCTGCTTTACCATACTCTTCTACAATCTCGGCAGGAATGTCATAAAAC